AACCTTCTACAGTTGTAGCAAATGGCGTACAAATGAACTCTTTAATTTCACTATATCCAAGTGGATTAAATCAACCAGTAGTTAAACTATATTCTGATGCAACAGTAGCAGGATTAGTAGCAGCTATTAATGGTGGTGGTGCTCAAACTACTACAACTACTACTGCAGCTCCTACAACAACTACAACTACAACAGCTTAATTTATTAACACTTAAAAACATTATACAATGGCAACAATAGTAGCAATCACAGCTTATCGTAGAAATCAATACGATTTAACAAATCCAAATGGAACACCTGCAACAAGCGGTGTATTATTTTCTCTACCAACAGCCAACTTACAGGTTCAACCTTCTACAGTTGTAGCAAATGGCGTACAAATGAACTCTTTGATTCTTATCTACCCTAGTGGATTGAATCAACCAGCTGAAAAATTATACAGCAATGCAACTGTTGCTGGATTAATTGCAGCTATTAATGGCGGCGGTATTGCTACAACCACAACCACAACAACCACAACAGCTGCCCCTACAACCACAACCACAACAGCAGCTTAATTAAAACAATTTAAAAACAAATAAAAACATTATAAAATGGCACAAATAGTATCAATTACAGCATATCAAAGAAATCAATATGCTTTATTAAACCCTAACGGAACCCCAGCAACTTCTGGTATTGCATACGGATTTCCAGTTGAAGGATTTGTAGCTTACCCAGCTCCTTCTGGAACAGTAGCAAACGGAGTAACTATGAACTCAATAGTTGAAGTAGCGCCAACAGGCTTAAATCAAGTATCGGTTTACTATTACACAAATGCTACGGTAGCTCAAATTAATGCAGCTGCAAACGCTTAAATAAATTAGGCCCCTATTTTTTAGGGGCTTTTTTATTTTCTTTATATACTGTTTTTAGATTTTTGTAGATTCTTTCTGCATCATCAATAGTCTTGCCTGAACCGGCAGCTAGGGCAACAGATAATCTTCTTAGTTTTTTGGCGGCTTTGTTATTCATTTATTTTATTTTATCTTCCTTGGCCTCTATATTCTTTAGGCTTAGGAGAATGTTTATTATAAGTTTTTTTTGCACTTCCTGTCTTTCTTTTACCAAATGTAATTTTTCTAGGATCTGATTTTATTTTCGCCATTTTGCTCTTTTTTAAGGATTAATTGGTACGAATATAAACCATTTTTTTCATATCTTTTATTCAAGGAATGGCCCCCAAACTTTTCTTTTCTAAAATCCCTTAATCCAGCAGATACCGAGGCTTCTGGAATACCGGTAAAATGAGATATTTCCCCAAGAGTCCTATAAACAGAATCTTTCATTAGCTCTTTTAGCTTATAATGGTTATTTGCTAATCTTTGGTAATCCCTTTCTTTTACATAATCAGCACCATCAAATTGTAATTCTTGTTGCATAATACTATTTGTTTTTAAAATAATCTAAGTCAACATCTCCGCCGTCCATCTTATTTGGGTAGACGATAATGTCGGTGTCGTAAAAATTCCGCACGATACCACTGTCGTGTAATACAACTTTCCAAACAGTGTTGACTTCACTTCCGTAATCAATCCATGCGATTGCTTTTCCTTTTCCGAGTGGAGTATGGACATCTATTATATTTTTTAGTTCATGAATATACATTAAAATGGAGCCTCCTCTTGTTTACCTGAAAGTAATTCAAGACTTGATACTCTTGCGTGCAATTGAGCAATAGTTTCATTTGTACTATTATTCAAATAGGTTTTAGCTTCTGGTTTACCTTCCATATAAATCAATGTTCCTTTTTTTAAATAACTTGCAACATTAATTTTTTCTGTCCAATAAGCACAAGAAATCCAAGTTGTTTTATCAACTTCTTGACCATCTTGTTTTTTAAATTTTTCACTGTAAGCCATTGAGAAATTAATCACCGTCTTACCATTTACATTGTTTACGATTGCATCTTGTCCTAATCTTCCGATTACTGAAATTCTAATCATTGTTTTGTTTTTATAGTTATTAAAATATTACTTCTTCTCCATTTTCATCTTGATAAGGTAACCAAGCTTGACTTGCTTCTTTACGCTTCCAAAAATCATATCCTTTTTTATTTAACATATCTTGTATAAAATCTTTTCCTGCAATAAAAAACCTTCTCCTATCCCATAAATATTCAGCTAAAACAAATCCTTTTCTACCAACACTTTTCTTTTTAATTTTTTTAGAGTGAAACTCTGCCAATGGATTATTTGGATCTGTCTGCGCATATGGTCTGTGATAAACAGTTATGTTATCCATTTTATTATTCCACATTGCGCCATCTGCAACATCAAATACATCTGGGCATTTATAGTTACCTGACCTATCTCTTTCCATTAATTTAGGGTGTGCTACAATCCAAAAATATACATCATTCTTTTTTGCAAATCTTGAAAAATCTGATAGTAATGTTTCAAGATATTTATCAGTTCTACCACCAAAGCCTTTATAATCATTCGTCATTTGGTTAAATGGATCAATACAACAAAAGTCAACCTTTTCTTGCACAATTAACTCAAGAAATTTTTCTTTAATATACTGCGGAGTAGGAGAAAGCATTTCTGCGCTTATGTAAAAAATATGCTTTGATATAAAATCATAAGCCGCTTCATAAACCTCATTTGATGGCCTATTGGGATTAAATGGAGTACACTCACAACCTAAAATCATCTCAACATAATCATGAAAATACTCTTCGGCCGGCGTATCTTCGGGAGAAAAAGTAGCCACTTTCTCACCATACATGATTATTCTTGATAAAATTTGAGATTTTTGCCAAGCCGTTTTTCCGTAGTTACCAATACCAGTCAAAAGACTAATTTCACCTCTTTTTGGCTTAAATAAATAATCAAGTTCGGGTACCCCAATACCCATTATCTTCTCAAAGCCTTTTTCATTTATTGATAAGGCTCTATCTTTTACATCAATACCGTACACAACATCCTCAATCCTGTAATTTTCACCATTTTCTTCTGTAAATTCCTTCTTTACATCAATCTCAAAATTGGTTGTTTTATTAACAAGCTTCTCTTTCTGGATAGACGCCGTTCCAAAATTGCCTCTATTTGCCCTATATCCGCTCTTTACGGCACTTTTCATCTCCGACATAGTAAAGTCATTACTTACGGTGTATTCTGCCGAAATAAGGCCTAATGCGGCGTTTTCTTCAATACCGAATCTACAACAAGCAGAGGCTAACTTAAAAATGTAAGTATTTCTCTCGCCAGTGACAAATGCATCGTTTTTGTTTGTAAGCCATTTTAATATCCTACGAAAGTTTTCGGAGTCATCTACATTTTGTATTTCCGAAACAATAATTTTCTCAATTTTCTTGGCTTTTGTAAATACTGTTGCGTTTTCATTTATGTAAATATCAGCGTCAAAGCTCTCATAACAAACCCTGCTTACGTTAATCCCACTTTTGTCAATCTCTGGGAAAACCTCTTGTAATGACTGAAAATGCTCTCTATGTTTTGAGCGGTCTGCTATCTTAACAAGGGCTTTTAAGCCATTACCCGATGGACTAACCCAACATGCATAAACAAAATCATTTGAAATAATTTCCGTTTGCTTATCCCTTAAATCAGAAATATCATCAAAGTCAAGCACAACAAAACCGCTATGTTCAATAAGTTGATCATCTTTTCTGTCTACACCAAACTTTCCACTGAAACATACTGAAGGTAGATTTAATTTAATTTTATTAGCCTTTTCCTTATCAAGTGTATTTCTAATTTCAGTAACAAGTTCTTTACTTGAACCTTTTTTAATTCTTTCTAATGCTTTTTCAATAGTTATAAAATGTGGTTCCTTGCTAAAAATGTTTTTAAAAATAGTAGCTGTCATCGTATTAATTTAAAGTTTTTCCTAATTCCTGTTGTCTTTTCTTGTAAGCTTCAAAATCTCCATTTTTGTAAATCTGCGTTTTTGGTACATCAGAACCAATCAATTCATCATTCCATGAACTATTGTTAAAGAAAGTCTGAGGGTCCTTCCTAAACTTCTTTTCTGGCTGAATCATTTTATACTTCGGGATATATTCAATAATTGAACTTCTATCATCATCTTTCAATGAAGCCCATTTCTTTTTTAATTTTTCCTTATCACCAACTTTTTTGTCATATAAATCCCAAAAAATATCAAACGATATATTTATTTCTTTTATTTCCTTTCCTTTTATTTCCTTTCCTTTCCTTTCCTTTTTAGCATTGCTATCGTATTGCGTTTGCATTGCGTTCGCATTATCCCATCTGTAACTAGCTGATTTTCTTGCTTTTGCGCTTTTATCATTTCTTTGTTCTAGTCTTTCTTGAACAGAATTACTACCAAAATAATCACCATTAAAAATGAATAAATCAAAATCATTTACTACGCTCGCTACAATGTCGCTATCCGACCTTAAATCATACGCAATGCCTTCGTAATCCGTTCGCAATGCGTTCGCATTATTATATAAATCTTCTACTATTGACCAAAAAACACCATACCCCTGCATACCATGTTTCCTAATCAACCTTTTTATCTTCTCATCATTACGAGCATTATAGTCGTGTGAGAAGTAGAATGTATCTTTTGGCATTTTAAAATCTTAATCGTTTATTAAATCGGTTTTCAAAGCTTCATTAATGCGTGTAATCTCACTATCCGTAAATAGTAATTTACCCTGCATTTTGCGCGATAATTCCGATTCTGGTATCTTGGCATTTAATGAAAGCCAACGCTGAGTACGACCATCCATAGCTTCCTTGATTCGTTCATGAAGCTTCATTGTTTTAATTTCTTCCATAAAATTTATTGTTGAGCAGCAAAAATAGTATTAATTTTTAAATTCCCAAATATTTTTAATTTTTTTTAAAAATAATTTTGTGTTTTAATTAATTTAATTAAATTTGCAAATGGAAAATAGAGAAATGATATATGATTTGGCTAAAAAACTAGACTTGATAATAGAGGTTACAAAAAATGGAGAGTATTTAGGTAAATATAAATTTATAAATAACAAACTACATAAACTAAAAGAAGATGAGAAACTCAACGATAATAGTAAAGAAAAAGAGATGCATTAGATGCGGAAATATTGATTATCATTTTTCAAAAAAGATGTGTAAGCAATGTGCTACAATTGAATCTACGCAAAAAAGAATGGAAGAATTTGAAGATGATGGAGAAAGTTTTCAAAATTTAGTTTCAGATTTAGATCATGTATTTAGCCAGTACATAAGATGTAAATACGCAGACAAGGAAGGTATGGTAGAGTGTTATACTTCTGGTAAAAAGATGAGATGGCAGGAAATACAATGCGGCCACTTTATTCCTAGGGCAAATCTTGGTACCAGATGGTTGGAGGCAAATTGTAGGCCGCAATCAATGGAAGAAAATTATTTTAAAATGGGTAATTTAGAAGAATTTGAATACAAGCTTGATGCGGAAAACAATGGTGTAGTAGAATATTTGAGAGAATTAGCAAGACAAGTTACTAAGCCTACAAAAGAGGAATTAAAGTCTTTAATTATTGAGTATAGATCAAAGTTGAATCTAATAAAGAAGAAATTTAATTAAATTTATTTTTTTAATTAAATTAATTAAATTAATTTTGTACTCAAATATTAAAAACACATAAAAATGGCAAGAAACATTAGTCCAGATTCGGTATCAAGCAAGGTATCAGAACTGAAAGTAGGAGAAAGTTTACTATTAGAAAACCCATATACATCTGTAATGGTTATGGTTTCTAATCTTAAAAGAAAAGAAGAACACAAAAACAAAGTATTTAAAATTAAAGCAAACGATAAAGAAACAAATGTAACCAGAATAAAATAAGTATTATGCACATACAAACCATTAACTACACCAGAACATTTAATTTAGGTAATTATTCATCAGAAAAAATAGGGGTTGAGTTTGCGTTGAATCCGGGAGAATCAGCAGATAAGGCCCTTGATAATGCAAGACAACTAGTTGAAGAATACCATAAAAAAAGTGTTAAACAGATTGAAGAAGCTGGACTTTATTTTGAACAAGATGAACCAATTGTTGAAAAAATAATCCCAACACAATCAAAAAAGACATTAACAGAAAGAACAAAAGAGTTTATTAATTCTTGCACAACAAAACAGGAGTTAAAAGCTTGGGAACTAATGTGTAAAAACAATTCTGAATTGCTGGAATATTATAATAACAAACTAAACAACCTTTAATTATGAAATGGAATGAAACACTTATTAGATCAAGCTCTGTTGGTTATTTAATGACTGAGCCGGTAACTAAAGCTGAAAAAGAAGCTGGGCTTCTATCTAAAACCGCACAAAAACATTTAATTGAAGTTTATATCGCTGAAAAATATGGCAGAAAGCGAGATATACAAACAAAGCAAATGAAGAAAGGCATTGAAGTTGAAGATGATTCAATTGAGCTTTTAAATAGTTTTTGGGGAGTGGATTATAGTAAAAATGAACATAGATTTACTAATGATTACATATCAGGGCATCCAGATATAATAACCGTTAACCCAAATAAAGTTATTGATATTAAATCAAGCTATGACCTTTGGACATTTTTAGGAAATATACCAGATAAACTTGATAACTTGTATTACTGGCAGCTTCAATCTTATATGTGGCTTACAGGTGCGACTAGTGGACATATTGCATACTGTCTTGTAAATACACCATTTAACATTGTTGAGCAAGAGAAAAGATACTTACTTAATAAGATGAATGTTGTTTCAGAAGAAAGTCCAGAATATGTAAAAGAGTCAATGAAACTTGAGTTTAATATGACTTTTGATGACATTGCAGTTCCTGAAAGAATATTAATATTTAATGTAGAAAGAAATGAAGATGATATTTTAAAGATTCAGCATAAAGTAGAAAAAGCAAGAGAGTTTTTATTTGAACTTGAAAACAAACATCTAAATTTCAATAAATGACCGGAGCTAATATCATAAGTGCAATCCAAAATCTAAAAATGGCCCAAGAGCAATTAGAAGATTTTTGCAGGCAGTTCCCCAATTCACAGGGAGAAAGGATATTTAAGAATTATAGTAAAAAAATAGATTGGATTTTTAATGATATTATAACCCACCCTTTTATTACAACAGAAGTTAGAATTGGAATTAAAAACGAAATACAAAGTGATGTTTTTGCAGTTCCAGCTATTGTTGAAAAGGTAGCTTTGTTAAATCCAGAACAAAGAGAAATATAGAATCTACATTAGATGCTATGATAGACGGAGAAGAAGTAAAAATTGTTGACATTAACGAAATAAATAAATAAAAATGGCTAAGAAAAAAGAAAAAGAATTGAATTTACCCACTAATGCAGAAGTGTTAGATGGATGTGATTTTTGTATGCAATTTGATTACGATGAACCACATGTAATTGGTGCTAGTGAAAACTCAGATGGAGTAATGGAAATTGTATTAAAGTCTTACATGGATGTTGGTATAACATTTTTATGCCC